ACACGGTCCAGCGTCGCCACCGGCAACTCCTCTCCGTCAGCCACCTTGATCACGGGAGAGGCCCCGGAGTAATCAACCCAGCACACCATGCCAGGACGGCCGCCCAGAAGCTTGCGCAACACCCCGGCATACATGTCACAGCCCAACGCAGTGTCCCACATCCAGGCCGTGGGAGATACGGCCACCTCAATGCCGACGTCTGCCGGTAGCAGTCCGTACTTGCGGGCATCCTCCAGCAGCCACTGCACCGTGCTGGCGATCTTGATCTTGCGCGGCACGTCCACGCCATCACCCCCGCCTCCGGAGACATAGGGAGACAAGCCGCCGCTCAGTTTACCGCCAGGATTGAAACACAAGGCCGCCTCCAGGGGTTGGAGGATATCGCATGCCTCCATGGACCAGCGCCAGGCATTGCCGGACTGCTCCAGAGCGCACTTGCGGATCGTGCCCTGTAGCACGATGACGCCGTCCCAGACTACGCGCACATCATCCAGGTAGGCATAGGGAGCCGGCTCGTCCTGGTCGCGGGCCAGCTGCAGCCAAGATACCTTGGCGGCCGTAAAATTGCGCCAGTCATACTTGGCTCCTTTGATGGCGCTGCCTGTTAGCTCAATGACGTGCATGGAGGATCAATCGGTGATGGATAGGGGTTAATGGCGACCGTACTGCTCACGGGATTTGAGGGCTGCCACCTCCCGCTCAATCGTGCTCAAACGGTCGTTGTGCCGGGAGGAGTTATCGGCCGCCTGCTTGGCGATGGTGACAAACTGCTGCATGACATCCAGGATACGGCCAGAGGTGTCGCTCTGACCAAACATCTGCCGGGTAAACTCGCCGATCATGGAGCTGTAGTCCTGGCCTGCTGCAGGCTGGGGAGCAGGATGCGGAGGAGGTTGTGGCGCCTGGGCTCCGGCCCGGATACGCGTGCGCACCGCATCCTCCGCGTCCAGGTCGCGGCCCTCCGGAGTAACGCGGCGGGGCTTGACCGGCTGAGGCCTGGACATGGTCATCAATATCCGGCCCAGCTCGCCCTGGACCAGCTCCTTGACCAGGGAGACGACACGCTGCCCGGCGGCATCGTCTCCGTTGATACGCATGGACAGGGACTGGAGCCGCTTGACGGTGGCCTCATTGAGGATGCCGTACTTGGCCACATCCTTGAGGATCGCCACAATCTTGCTGGCGGCCCCATCCTTGGGCAGGCTGGGCGTAATGTCGGAGAGGCCGTCCAGCTTGGCCTTGTAGCGACTCGCCTCCAGGTCCTTGCGCTCCAGGGGAGTCAACAACTCTCTCTCTCCGGACGCGGCTCTGGAGTATCCCTTGATCATGTCGTCCACCATCCACTTGACCTTGGCCCGCAGCTCCCTGGGCAACCCCTTGAGGGCCTCGTCGCGCATCTGTCCCAGGCGCACGGCGTCCTGCTCGGACATGTAGCCGGCATCGGCCATGTGCTGCCCCTGGGTCAGCAGCCGCTTGAGCCTGGGAGTCTCACGCTCCTTGTAATCCTGGCTGGCAGTGAGCTTGTCGTAGTGCTCGCGCCAGCGCTCCTGGACGCCCTTGCGCTGGCTGGCCAGTTCGGCGAGGTCCTTTTGCCGACGCTCGTCGGCAGCCACGGCGCTGGCCTGATCCGCCTTGGCGGCGGCGATGGTAGCCTCCTTGGAGTTGATCTCACGCTGGTACTGCAGTATCTGCTGCTGAGTAGTGACGTTGGCCTCGTCCAGCTTGAGCTGGTTTTCTTTTTCCTTGAGACGGTCCTTGATATCTTTTTGTTTGGCTTCCTGAGCTGCAATATCTGCGGCGATATCATTCTTCATCTTCTCTGCACCATCGTTGTTAGCCGAGTACGACTTGAGAGGATTGCTAGTGCGGTAATAGTCCTCAATGGCATCTATTTTATCTTCAACAAGCTGACGCTCTGCTTGCTGGGATTTGTCTTTGGCAATAGCAATGTTGGCTGTGCCCAACTCTTTATTGATGCGCTCCAATCGGGCACGGTCTGCCTGTAATCTGCGCTCCGTCTCATAGATGGCATTTTCCGCCCCCAGCAACGGATTCATCCGTTGCTGCTTGTTAAGTTCCTGCGTCTTTTCGAGTAGGCTAATACTTTTTTCGAGGCGTTGTTTTTCCTGTTCTAATTTCTGTTTCTGCGGCAGGAGGTCCTTGGCCTCCTGATGCGCCTTGTCAAGCACCTCCTCCCGTCGCTTGAGTGTGCGATATCCATCCGGAGTCACACCCGCATAAGGCGACTTGGCCGCCTGCTCCTGCTCAGCCTTGATCTGGGCCACCTGTTTGGCCGTTTCATCGCGTGCCTGGATGGCTGCATCCAGCATGATCTGCTGACGATCCTCACGAGACTTGGCAGCGGACTTGGCCTCGGAGGCGTCCAGGTCGGCCATCAGGGCGGCGGCCGTTTCTTTACTGATTTCCCCCCTGATCTCGCGGGTCTTGACGATGGTACGCTGCAGCTCCAGCTCCTTTTGACGGAGGGCCTCGACATGATCCACCTCCGCCGTGCGGTTGACGGCCAGCTGGCCGATGAGCTGGAGGCGCTGGGTGTAGAGGTCATTGATGGCCGTGATCCTGCGCTGCTCCTCGTCATAGATGCGCTCTCGCTTGGCGTTGGTCAGCGCATCGGTATAAGCCTGCTCGCGGGTGGCGGCCTCGGTGGCCAGCCGGTCCTTAAGCTCCCGCGCCCGCTTGACAGCGGCCTTGTCCACGCCCTCAATGTATTTATCCCAGGCATCCAGGATGGCTTTGCCCCACGCCACCCCCCGGTTGTAGGCAGCCTCCAGCTCGGTAGGGATGTTAAACGTCGCCTGTACCTTGCTCTTGAGGTTACCCAATCCGGACGCCGCTCTCCTAGCTCCCCTCTCCATTTTGCGCCCGGCCTCTTCTCCCTTGCTGCCGGCCTTGTCCATCTCATTGCCGGTGGTCTTGGCCTCCTGGCCAACCTGACTGACGGCCTCCTGCACACCCTCTGCAGCGTCACTGGTCTTGTCCAGGGCATCGGCAGTCTCCTCAGCGGCATCGGTCACCTCCTCCAGGTTGGTGGCGACCTCCTTGTCGCCCAGCTCCTCGTTGACCTGGTGTGCCGTCTTGCGGACCTTGTCGAGTCCCTTGTTGACTTGATCCAGTCCTCGCGTGTCGGCCTTGGCCTCCACACCTACCTGTACCTTGTAATCCTTGTCTGCCATGGTGATATGATAGTTATTAGTTAATAGTTAAAAGTTAATAGAGTGGTTAAGAGATGTCTCCCGTGAGGGTGAGGGATACCTGCAGGGCAGCCCAGACCTTGCCCTCGGCATCCGGCAGCCGGATATCCTCCGGACGGCGGCCGAGGCGCGGCCCATCCGGACCGAGGTCATGATCGCTCGTGAGCGGCAGAGGCTGGGCAAGGTCAACCGTAGCGTGGTAGGTCCTGGTCCGGCCCGGCCGGCCCTGGTAGTAGCAGGACAACCAGGTAACCACACCCTCCGGGTGCAGGGTGAGCGCCTCCTGCAGGTCGAGTCCCCAGGCATGGGCGCGGGCGAAAGTCGTAAACGCCCGCACGAGGGTAAAAGACATCTGCAGGGAGGCGTTGCCACGGGCTGCCTGGTGCATCCAGGGACTACCGATGACGGCCTCGCGCTGGATCTGGACGGATGGCTTGACGGTCACCAGCTCCTCCATCACGTCGTCGTATTGGCACAGCACGATATCCCGGAGTCCGTCCGGACGGTAGATGACCGTGTCGAGAGAGAGGTAGTGCATGGTGTGATGAGAGTGGAGAGGTGAGACTTAAGAGTTGAGAGCCGTGAAATACCGGAAAAACGCCACCGCGCTGGGGTCCGCGAGTACAAACTGCATGTACTCGGAGGGTGTGCAAATGCGCCGGCCGCCGGCACTATTGACAGCCTCAACCGTCAGTAGTACGGCCTCGTGCACCTCGACGGCCCCCTCGCGGGCAGCGGGGTTATTGATCACGGAGTCGTCTCCCAGTTGTGCCCACACCTGGGAGGCTTGCCAGTCCTCACCCATGCTCGCGATTGCGGTGACTGTTGCCTCCAGGACCGGGGCCTGATCGGCGGGTATGTCATCCTGGGTATAATGGTCAGTGTGAGTGTAGCCGTCCGCGTCCTGGTACACGGCTGTCATGGTGTACTTGTCCCACTTACCTGGGCGCGGAAAATGTAAATGTATCTCTTGCATGTTGTTGTTAAGCTAATTGGTTAATCTTGACGACGGAGGCTTGGGCGTAGTGATGGCCGACAAACGCCCACACCTGCCGGGGCTGGCCAGTCGTGTTGGGAGCCAGCGTCAGGGTGATCTGGCCGCCTCCGGCTGGTGTCTGCTCAGAGGACTGCATGCACCATACGGCGGCGGGGTCATGCCCGCACATGGTATCGTTGAGTATATAAACCGCCTCGGACAGCGTGGACGATACCGTCAGCGTTACCTCACCGCCCTCCGCAGGTACATCCAGCGCGGAAGCCGTCACCGCCGGCATAGGCTTGGCCGTTACTCCGTCCATCACCACGCGCCCCATAATGGATCGTACATCGTTGACCCCCAGCGCGGGGGCTGCGTCAATCCTCATGCCTCCCATACGCAGCCCCACTTGCAAGGTACTGCTTGCCTCGTGAGCCTTGGCCTTAACTGTGACGCAGGCCGTGTGGCCGCTGCCACAAAACAAGGATGTCATCGGCATAACATAATTGCCGTCGACAAACAGTTCCCATCTGTTCATCGTGTTTTGATGATCGGCGGCTGCGCGGGGTGCCATTGCCACGGCAACGTAAGTGATCTTGGGCACAAGCGCCCACATATATAGCTGGTCGCCAACGGCGCGCCCATAATCCGTGCCTCGGATCAGGCAAGACGTCGTACTCCCCAGGTAGCTTGTGGGATAAATCGTCACCTGCCATGCGGGTGCCATGTCCCGGCTGGTGTAATTATTGACTGCGTTGAGCAACGGATACCTGTAATCCGCTGCGTCCAGATTGTAGTCAGCCCAATGGATGGGGTGAGCATAACAGGGCGCTGCCGGATTAGTTGTCGATGAGTACCCTTGGGATGTGCTCCCCAGCAGGATAGACGCCTTGTCAGAGCCGATAATCCGCCATACAACGGCGGCGGCATAAGCACTATTGTTATGATCTCCCATGTAATTGGCAAATTTCCACGCGCCTGTAGATCGGCCAATCAAAGACACACCGGCGGAGGGCATCATGGTAATCAAAAAATCGTGCAGATCGTTGGTATACACCGCCTCCTTAGAGGATGCGTTGGCCGTGACTACATTATAAGCGTCGGACATCTGCATCTGCCGCACCAGTGTTGTCACCCAAGACGGGATCAGCGTCTCCATGTAGTAGTTCGCCCGCCGCCAATCATCTGCGGCCCGCTGCTCTATCAGCGCCTCGTAAGAGATAGCCTCCTGGGCCGTGGCAGGCAGCGGCACGCGAACGCCCCTGGATGCCGTGACGGTGGCATCAAATACCTGTGGCTGTGTCCATGTGTAGGATTTGGAGGTGTCCACAGCGCCCACGTCCCCGCGCGGTATAGTCATGTCCAGTTGCCACGATCCCGGCGTGCTGCCGGGTGTCAGGGAGGCGGTTGCCTGGCTGCCTGGCTCGCCCGTCGTGACCGTGCCAACAGTGATGGCCAGACCCTCGGCAATCTCCTGAGCTGCGTCCCTGGCCGCCTCGGATGCGCGGGCATCCTGGTATGTCTGCTTGCTGGTAGCGGCAGCATAATCCGTCAACCGCTGCACCTCGGCGCGGGTGGCCAGATTAACCCCTCCCACGCTGACGCCGTCCTGATAAGTACAGGACAACATCATTGCGGGCATGACGGTGGCATCGGTAATCGGTCCGTCCAGCGCAGACGCAATCCCGCGCCCGTCGGCTGCCGTCACCATCTGCCGGGCGATGGACAGGGGGATCTCCACTGGCGCCTCGGGCGTGCCACCATAGACGTGCAGCGCCACCTCGTCCCCGATTACAATATCCGTATCGGCAATCATCCCCCACATGTACAGGTCCACGTCAGTGCTGGATGCTACGGCCTGACTGGATCGTGCCGCCAATACCCAGTCCCCGCCCGGAGCACGTCGCCAGATGTCCAGCCAGCGCGGTGTGGTGTCCGTCGTGCCGAGGACTGCCCACATGTACACGTCACGCACCTTGCAGATCGATCCGACATAACCGGTCAAGAGGTCATCGCCAAATATAAACCGAGCCCATGACCATGCCACGGTCTGGTCCTGGTCATAGCCGGGAGGCGACATGGATGCCGTGCCGCTGGCCGGAGTGACATACATGCCGGCGTTGTGCAAGGCGTCTGGCAGCTGGTTGGCCAGGGATGCGGCCACCATCTCCTCCCAGTTGACGATGACGTCATCTGGAGGGACGACGTCTGCCGGCATGATATCCTGGCGCACTCTTACCTTGATCAGGGATGAGGTGCGCTGGGAGCCGTCTCCGTCAATAATGACCACCTCCGCGACCAGGTCGATGCGATCGGCGCTGCCCATGGCTGCGATCAACTGAGTCGTGTTGACCGACAAGCTGCCAACATAAGCCAGCCCCAGAGCGTCGTCGACCGGCTCCAGGTTGGTGGCGGCCAGGACCAGGGTATCGTCACCCAGGGCGGTCTTGACGGCCAGCGCCGGCCTTGTGCCGGAGGGAGTCACCGGAGTGCCCTCATCCAGCAGAGTGATGCGCAGGGGCAGCTTATCGCCGCGCACCAGGGACAGGTCGGTGACCGGTATGCCGCCGGGGTGCATGACGGCCATGGTGGCCAAGTCAATCAGGAGTATCATATCAGTGTGGGGGGAGGAGAGTGGAGAGTTGAGAAAGGTTCCTCCCGGCGGATCGCCGGGAGGAAGTGGCGTGCTTAGGCCGCCGGATAGTCCGCGTCAGGCGTCAGCTTGCAAAGCGGGTTGTAAACAACGCTGAGCTCAAATTCGGCCAGGGACGGATCAGACGCCGCCTTGGCCGGGTTGACCAGACGCAGGCGGCCCTGCATGCAGGCGCTCATGATCCTGGCGCCGTCGCGGTAGGCGTCGGTCCACTCCGTGTAGACGTAGACGTCGATCTGCGTGGAGCCGGCGGCAAACACAACCTGCTCCGTGCCCCAGTCCTCGCGCAGCCCAAAAGAGAGCTGCAGGAATTCAGGGGTGATGTAGTTGGAGGCAAACAGGAATTTACGCTTGGTGACCAGCTGCATCTCCTCGGTCTCGTAGGTGCCGCCGACGCTGGTGCCCTCAATCTCTGCGGTCTTGGGCTCAATCTGAGGGTTGCTGGTGCGGACCTTGCCCATGTAGAGCCAGGGGCCGGGGTCCTCGTCGCTCGGAGGGACGGGCAGCCAGTCTGCAGACACGGTCTTGGCCTGGTCGCCGCTGCCGATGGAGGCTCCGAATTTGGCGATGCTGACCTTGGAGCCGATGATCAGGCCGGGGATGATAAATCTAGACATATCAGTGATTAGTGGTTGGTTAATGGTTGGTAGTTACACGCCGATGATGACGGCCAGCTTGGCCGCCTCCAGGGCCTTGGCCTGGGAGGCTGTCACTTTGGCGGTCGCACCTGCGCGCCCGTAAGCGCCGTTGATGAGCGTGCCCGTCTTGGTCACGCGGACTAACACCAGCGTATCCTCCTGGGCGGGAGCCTGCGGAGTCGTGCCGGTCGTATCTGTGTTGTTGGTTGTGTTGGTCTTAGCCATGGTTGTGTGTTGTGGGTGAGGATGAGGGAAAAATTAAAAGTTGACGGGAGCGTAGAGGATGATGGCCCGTCCCCGGAAGCCGGTGAGCTTGGACTTACTCATATCGTAATCCTCGACGGATGCCACGGAAGGCATGTCGTAGCAGACGCGGTCGACGACCGGGTCCCAGGTGCGGACCGCGTGCAGCGCCTGCCCGACCATGCCGGACAGACAGCGCAGAGGCGGCATGCCTCCGGGCATCCCGGCTGTCCTGGCAAAGCAGCTCACGGCCAGCACGGCGTGCATGCGCACCATCGGAGCATCAACGCCCATGTCCAGCAGGGGGACGTATCCTGCAGGAGTGACGGCGACGCTGCCGGGCTTGCCAATGGCCACGCGGTTGATGGCGTCCACCTGGTCCTGGTCGTCCCACACGGTTGGGCACACCATCGGAGCCAGGACGTCGTCCTGCTGCAGGTGCTTGATGAGATGCTCGGCGAGCTTGTAATCCTTGTCCATGAGAGTGGAGAGTTAAGAGTTGAGTGTTGAGTTGTCGTCGGCCTGGGCCAGGAGGCGGTTGAGGACCAGGGTGGCGGCGTACACGGCATTCTTGCGCATCTGCTCGCGGGAGGGCATCACCTCCGGATGGGCCGGGATGGTGGCGGACTTGACCAGGGCACCCAGTGGTGTGACATCCTGGTAGTGGCCGTCCTTGTTGCGGCGCTTACGCTGCTTGACGCGGGCCAGGATGGCGCTGCCGGTATCGACGTCGCCCAGGACCATGACCTCCTCCTCCGGGATATTGAGGGATGCCAGGGAGCGCCGGCGCAGGGGGGAATCCTTAAACGGGATGAGCAGGCTCTTGATGCGGCGACCGGTCACCTCCGACTTGCGGCCGGAGGGCTTGACGGTGCCGCCCAGCCACTGCAGGCGCACGCCGATGTGGGTGATGTCGATGGTGGCCTTGTTGTCCCGGATGACGGGAGGGTTGACTGATCGCTTGGCCGCGCCCCAGAATCTCTGGGACTGGGTGCGGTCGAGCATGTCCTGGAAACTATCCCTTACTGCCTGGCGGGCAGCCCTGGCCACGTCAGCCACCATCTCCGTGCGGATGGCGGGAGCCAGGGGGAGCCGGTTAAGCCCAATCACATCTACGTGCAACCTGATCATGAGTTGACATCAGTTAAGGGTTGAGGCATAAGGGGGACATGAGTGGGATGGACGGCAAGATCAGTAACCGCGACCTGCGCTGGTGGCTCAAGGAGCTGGCCAGACCGCGCGATG